CCAACAATAGCATATGACGGAAACCATCCACTTACCCCTGCTCGAGAAGCAGCTAACTGCACCAAAACATGGTGGCAGAAAGCTAACATTCCCCAGGAAGAGTAAGCCCCCATAGGTTGTCCTACGGAGTATCTTACTGGTGCTCTATTGAACATCCAATCACGATCTAAAATTATAACCCATAACCAGGCATATACCGGTCCGATAAGGATCGATAATACTTGGCGTTGGAACTCAATCGGAAGTCTATCCGTTGCAGCTGAGAGATCGAAAGAGTAAGCAGGTGCACCCAGACGAACAATGGGTAAAACCCATTTCTCAATAGGCTGCCACTGATGAAAAGTTCCATCTTGCGGGATTAACCGCAATTGACGAAACAATCCATCATGTAGTGGTCTAAAGAGCATCTGTGTCCACCAGTCCGTGATCGCAATGATCCGGCGCTTACCTCCTCCTTCCGTTAGGCACACTAAGCGCCCAATGGTAGAAGGTACTTCGACTTGAAGCAGCAGCAGTAGAGGGAGGATTGGAATAACTAGGATCTGGATGCAAAGAAGCCAAGAAACAAGTAACACTCTTTTGGAAATGATACCAAACGCGATGATACACACCCATTGTTTTGGGTGAAATATTAAAGCGATGGCGTCACATCCAGAAAACCACGTTGCTTTAGGACCGTTAGGACCTGCAGCTTCCGAGATTGTCCAAGAGAGATTACCAGCCACTCTTAACTTAAACAAAGTTAATACATTGCGAAGTTCTGCTGGTGCAAAACTTGCACTAACCCCGGTGAAAGCACCAGTGATGGTACTTAGATCAGGGAGAGCTTTAAACTGTAAAACTCTGTAAAAGGAGAGAATGGAAAGAATAATTCGTACCACGGTTCGGTCATGATAATTCCCTGCAGCGCGGAAGCGTGCAATGAAGAATCTTAACTTAGCCGGGATAACCAGTGGAAGGCCACTTTTCCCCACTCTTACTTGTACACCCTTTTGGGGTTTAGTATAAGTATTGTGGTTAAGGAAACCTAAGACTAATCGAATTGACTCCTTCATGTATAAGACCAGGAACTTTGTTCCAGATCTTTTCATGATAGTATTCAACCGATTAACTAGGAGCTTGAAGCTACTAAGTTCGCAGTTCAAACCTATGGCAAGGACCAAGAGGTGCGCCATTCTCAGCAATTCGCTGGGTTTAGCCCACTTTGGATTATGAATGGCAGCAGACATATTCTTAAAATTAAAGAAAATTGTCGCGGTTTTTAACTAAATCGCCTTTCCCTGTAACTGATTCGATGTTCGCTTCAAGCGAAGTATCTTCCAGTTATAGGTAATGAGCTGTATATTTGTAATCCAGGTTCATATACCAT